CCCTACCGATTACCTTGTCAGTCGTGAAGTTTGCAGGGATAAGGGTGCTGCAAGCGAGTTCGACGATGTTCTCGCCCTTGCCGTAGAAGTTGTCGGTTGTGAAGATTCGCCCTCCGTAGCCTTCCTTCGCCAATGGGTAGTTCGACTTGTCCAACTTGGATAAATAATCCCCGGCATCCTTGTACTTGAACACGATGGTCTTGTATTGGTTCGGGTCCCCATTCGTGATGTTCTGCTCGGCATTCTCATCCGATTTCTGCGACCAGTCCACGACCCCCGATGAATAGAAGTTCATCCAAGGTTCCACGATGAGGTTCTTCGGGTCGGCAGGGTCCGCCATAAAGTAGAGGTTGAACATCTTTTGCAGGTCTTGCAGGAGGTCGCTCTGCTTTACGTCAGCAGGCAGGGCGGTCCTCATGTCAACCATGTTCAATGTTTGAGGATTCTCCAAACATTCCCATAGCACCGTTGCACCTTGGAGGATAGTTCCTCCCTGTGGCGTTGTAAAGACAAAACCAATGTTTGCAATTGTGTTTGCAGGGATGGTTACGTTGGCAAAAGTTGTTGATAGCGGACCGCTAAGACCGCTTTGGTAGTTTATTGCAATATTTTGAATGACCGCAATGTCGCCCGAAGTTGTGAGATTTCGTATTGACATATTTGCGAATCCATAAGCGGCAGTAGAGAATTGAGCCTGTAATTCGTAATTGACAGTTACATTCCAACGAGTCGGGAATGAAGGCGAAACAAAAGTGCTTGACGAAGGGTTCCAATAACCGGGTCGGTCGTAGTACGTCCCCGTTTCATCCTGAAACCGCATCGTTAGGTTTTGACCAAACGTCCCACTAACCGTCCCGGTACTTGCCACGAAAATCGTTGACCCCGATAAGTTCAGTATCGCTTCTCCAGCAGCGTAAGGGATGACCAGTTTCTTAAACCGCTCCGAGTTGAAGAACTCCGAGGTGTACCGATACCCCGCCTGTGCGAAGATGAGGTCCACCATCTTCTTCACATAAATGCTCGGTGTCATCTTGTAGAACGGAACCGCAAACCACCCTTGAGTAACTACGTCCGTGTAGCCGTAGGAATCCACCAAGCCGTAAACGTAACCGCTTGCACCGCTTGCCGTCCAAGTCGCAGAAACATGGGCCGAGGTCAGCGTGTGATTCATTCCGCTGACCCCTGCCGTTGTCGCAAGGAGGTTGCCCTCAATGGACTTAAACAGGCTCACATCGTCCGAGAATAGGCCCACTTCGTAGGTTACCTCGCCCCGAATTTTGGACATGGAAATCAGTTGAAGGACTCCGCTGAACACCTGCACCCCGTCCTCCCACATCGCTGCACGAATCTTCTTGTTCGGTTGAAATCCACCCACGAAGGACTGGATGTTGTAAGCATGACCAAAGCAGGCCCTGTTGGTAGGCGTGTTTGGCAGGGTTATAGTCTTACTGAACGAACCCCTCCGCTTAGTGATGTCGGCAATGTCCTCCACCGAAAAGGTCAGGGCGATGTCAATCTCGCCCATGGTGTCAAGGACGTAGGGAACCTCTGCGTTGGAATTGTTGAGAGGGTAGGCGATGAGGGTTACGCTCATAGGATGTTGTTCTTGTAGGCGACTGCAACCTCGACCTGCAACTGCGTCAGGCGGTCGTTTCTGCGAGTCGTAAATTGGTAGGTGTTGGCGTTGACAACGGCTTCGACTAACTGCCCATCCAGTTCAAGCCATACCTGCCCCGACCTGACCATCTCAATCAGCCAAGCGGATTCAGCATCCGTCAGCCAGTCCGAGTTGAGTGCGTAAACGTAGTCGAACTCACCTGCCCAAACTTTGTCGTAGGTGGTAGTCGCGTAAACGTCCGAGTTGTAGCCGAACGTCTGCCTGCTGATGTTGGCCCTCTTGCGGTTCTTGAGCGTAAAGGTGTAGGAGTCAATGCCTCCGTATTTGTTTTGAAAATGGACAGGGATGGAATTGAACCGCTGGCATTGCCCGATGACGTAGCGTTGACGAATCGTGATGTTTGCCCCCCTTGAGAAGTAAACGTCGTAGAAGTCCCCGGGATTGCCTTGGAATAGGTAATCTCCGGGGTTCCCGTCCAAGCATTGCCCCGACGTGAGGGCTTTGAGGTTCATTGGCCCGACCCCGAAGCGGATGACATTCGAACCCGATACACTCGACGCTAACACATCGAACTGCCTTGCAAAGGTCGATCCTGTTGCACTCCAGTATTGGATGTAAGCCTTCTCGACCCCGTAGTTGAACTGCCCGATGGAAAGCCATCCGTAGCCGTCCGCATAGACCGTGCGAGTCGTCGGGGTTGTTAGCATTCGATTCGTGTCGTTGACGATAGCACCGCTCGGAAAGTACAGGCCACCACTCCAAGTCGCAAGTTCTAACTGCTCCAAGTTTCCTGCAAAGGAAACATTCCCCGACACGGTGGTAACGGTTCCCGTGTAAACGACAGGCGTGTTTCCATATTCCTCCATAAAGTCAAGCCTGTACCCCGAATAATACCCGGCATGGTCCACGAAACCTGTTTGGGTCAGCGATGGCTTGGTGGGTGCAATCAGGGTTTCAACGACCTTGGCCACATCAAAGAACCCGAAGTTGGTGGTGGGCAGTTTGTCGCACTTCAACCGGGCAAGGGTGGTCCCTGCTGGGTTCTTGACATCGCAGACGTAGCGGTAGTTGGGTTGTGCAGTCAGCGAACCGCTGACCTTGAAGAGCATCTTGTTGTAAACGGGTGTAGCCACTTGGGGCGACCCTGAAAGGACGGTTGTTGCCATTTTATAGTTTGGTTGCTACGCTTATGGATTTACCAAGGGTTTCAGCGATGGTGTTCACCAAAACGTCTATCATTTCGGGGGATAGGGCGTTAGACATGAAGTTCGTGGCCCGTGTTCCTCGCTGGAATACCCAATAGGCAACCGACCTGCCATCGACCAATCCCTGCTCCTGCTTCGTCCGCATCCGCTTGAGTTTGCGTGAATAGGTCGGCACAACTGCTTTTTCCTTGTTGGCTATCCAATCAGCCATGGCTTGGGCAGGTGGGTAATTGTCTTTGTATTGGAATGGCGACCTTGGAGCCTTTACGCTTGACGTTTTGCCTCGAACCCCTTGGTCCACGTACTTCCAATAGGGGTTAGCCATGATAGCCACAACGATTTGCTTTGCGGATAGTTCGATGTCTTCGGGGGCAATGGATGCCGATAGCGTTCCCCCTGCGTTGGCGTTGGCTGCTTCAAGGTTTTTCTTCGCAAGTTCGATGACCCGTTCAATCCATTTGACCAGCACGTCATGGGTTGGCGACTTGCCTCCACCCTTGGGGCCGAGGACTGAACCAATCCCCTCCAAAGCGGTTTGGTCGATGCCTTTCATCGAACCGCTGCCGAACTTGTTTACGGACTTACCATTGGCGAGGATGATTGTTTCCATACGGGTAAATGTCCCCCGTGCTGGATAGTGTCTATCTGCGCCTTGCTCGCTCCGCCTCCATCCTCTCTGCCTCCAAAATGTCGTGAATCAGGAGGGCGTAGTTCAAGAACTCCACCGCCTTCATTGCGAAGATGGCATCGAATTTCAATACGTCCTTGTTTGCCATCCTCCAAACCACCATGAGCCAACCGTAGCCAGCGAGAGGGCTTACGTCAACTCCCCTGCCTTCGTCATCAGGTGCTTGGAATAATCGCTCAAAACTTTCAAGTAGGACTCTGAACTTAGCAAAAAAAAACTGACAACCCCCCAAACGTCCCCGACCTTGGCGTGCTTCTTCATCAGTTCGGCTCGCTCCGCATGGGCAGCCCCGTCGTACTTTTTCGGAAAGAATCCGAATAGACCGCCTTCCCGGCACAAGGTTGCCATGATGCGGTGGAGGTTTTGGAGCAGTTGTTTTTCGTCCGTCGTGTTTGCGTCCATTAACTCTATCAACTGCCCAGCGGTCAACTCGTCCGTGAACACCGTTGGAATCCACCACTTGCCCCCGGCTTTGAACTTTCGCTTGTACCCAAGGGCAGGCAATGCGTTCCACTCGCTGATAATGGCCTTGTAACGCTTTAGGACGCTCTTGGCGGGCATCTCTCGGACGATTGATATATCCACCCCCTCAACGATTGCGACGACCCCTGCACGCTTGTCGTAGTCCCCAAGGACGCTGGAGAACTCAATGGCTCCGATGCGTTGGAACTGGTCGATGGTGAGGTCTTGGAGTTTCATAGTTTGACAATCCAAGAGGTATCGGTGAAGTATTGCAAGGGTTCTCCGAGGCAGTCCATGACCGCCTTCAAAACTTCGGGCATATAGGAGTCGTGGCCCGCAATGTAACCGCCCGGCTTGACCTTGGGCTTCCAAGCATTGATGTCTGCAACGACCGAGGCGTAGGAATGGTCAGCGTCAATGTACACGAAGTCAAGGGAGCCGTCGGCATATTGCTTGGATGCCTCAATGCTTGTTGCTTTGACCTTGGCGATGTTGGGGTAGTTCGGGTGCATCAGGTCGAACATCTGCTCGGCTGGCATCGTGCCACCGAAGTCCCAAGTATCAACGCAATGCAGTTCTCCGCAATGCAGAGCAATGACCTGACTGCTCACCCCCGAAAAGGAACCGACCTCCACGCACTTGTCCGTGGGCTTGAGGTACTTTTGGCAAAGGTCAATGAGGCCGTCCACCCGGTTGTTGCCCGAATGGTAGTCGATGGGCAGGAAGTACATCCGTGGTGTGTTGCGTAGAGCGTCGAGTTGTTTCATCGCTTGAAGAGGGTTTTAATGTTGGTGCTTCCTTGCTTGTAATTGTTCGTTAGGTGGAACACCTTGCAATGGTCCGCAAGTTCGCCCCGCTCCGTGAACTCCAGCATCGGCTTCAAGCCAAGGGACCAAATCGGGAAGGACGCAAGGCTCTCCCTGAATAGACCGTTGTCGGGGATTTTGTCGAGTTCTTCGGGGCTTCGGGTCAGGACCTCCTTGAGCCTCTTAACGCTGAACATCCAAAAAGCGTGGTAGTTGATGAAGAACGGCAGGCTCACATAGTCCTTGCCGTTGTACTGACACCACACCGAACTGGGCAGGACCTCGTTCACGTCAGGAGTGCACTCGCCTTCCTTGTCGTCGTAGGTTTCAATGCGAGTGAAGGATGGGTACAAGCCATCGGCAAACATCGAATCGAACCGCTCCGTGAAGTTGACGAAGCCCTCCTTGGGTAGCATCATGTCGTCCTCAAAGTAGGCCACCCAGTCAAAGTACTTGTAGGTTTCCTTGATTCGAGTGCGGTGTACTGCGGTCAGCATCCAAGGGTGTGAGAGTTGCGTGTGAGCGTGAACCGTTACGGGTTGGCCCGCAAGTAGCCCCACGACTTCGGGGTCGTTGGTGTCCACGAATATGTCCGCCTGCACCGGGTAGGACTTGATGGCCTCGATGACCCGGATGAGGTTTGGCAGCCTTTCGGGGTTGTGGTGGTAGGCGATGTTGGCGAGTAGTTTCATATCAAAAAGTTACAACGAATTTTTCAGGTGAAGGCCAGCCGGGGTTGGAGTCAAAGACCTTGGTGTCGGGTTTCTTGCCAACCCAAGTTTCTGCTCGGAATCGGTGGTCCCTTGCAGGTTCGCCCAGTTCCTTAATGTGGCTCGACTTAGCCCACCAAAAGTTGCCCCCAAAGTACGGATAGCCTTCCGGGTTGTTGGCATCGGCCATGTGAGGGAACTGCTCTTTGGTAATCCAATGACATCCTACGGCATCGACCTGCTCCAGCATTTGCATGGACCGCTCCCATGCGACCACGTTGAAGAATAGCATGGACCTGCCCCATAGTTGGGTTGTCAAGGATGGATTTGCAGCCCCCTTGGTGTGAGCGTACAGGTACACGGCTTCCTCTTCCTGCGAGGCCCGGTACATTTCGGTCAGGGTCGCCTGCTCCCAAGCATTGGTCCGGGTAACAACGACCTTGACCTTCTCGGCAACCATCGAACCTTCCAGCACCTCCTTGACCGCCTTGCGTTGTTCGGGTGGTCCGACGATGCCGACACGAATTTCGTCCAAGACATTGATGAGACCATAGTTGCAGACCGCCATCATGTGCTGATTGAGTATCAACTGCCAGTTGCCACCGCAGTAGATGTGGTAATAGTGAACGACTTTCATACTAATCCATCCAAACACCATCATGCGTCAAATGCCAAAAGCGATGCCTAATGACTTGAAGGATTAGGCCAAGCAGCGAGTTAGCGTAGTAAACGCCAGCCTCGCAATGCAGTTCAAATTTGTAATGTTTGTTCATTGAAGCAGCAGGGTTAGAAGGGTGATGATGAAGAAAACGGCTGCAACCGTCTTCCCGATTTCGATGATCAGGTCAAGGATGCGTTCGGGGTTCATGCCTCAAAGTTAAACCACAACATACTTCCCAGAGTTACTGACCCTTAACTTGTTGAGTGCCACATACCGCATAGCGTCGCAGGCGTGGTTGAATGAATCAATCGGGACCCCCGTGTTCTTGCCCTCCTTATCCGTCGCCCAAGTGTAGGACCGCAGTTCCTTGATCAGGTTGGTCGAGTCCTTGGTAACCTGCAATTTAAAGCGTTTGAGGATGTCTATGCCGTTCCTGACCGAATCGGGACCTTTCTCCGCCGGCTTGATGTTAAAGCCAAGTCGGTAGATTTCCTCAATGCTCTTGGGTTCGGCTGAATCCGCCACGATCTCCCAAGCCCGGGTAATGCCCAGCGACCGCAACTTGTCTGCGATGTCTTGGTTGGTCAGGCCCGTGGAGTAGAGTAGTTCTTGGATGAGCAAGCAGTCCCCTTGGCGGTAGATTGCTACGAGTGCAGTTGGGTCGTTGCTGAAGCCCCAGTCAAGCCCTAAGGCGACGAATTTGGCTCGGCTGACATCGATACCCTCCACCACCTCGAAGTCCTCGTATATCGCTCCCTGAAGCGTCCCGACCTGACCGAGGCCATAGACCTTCCACCAGTTCGCCCAATACGCAGACGTTTCGGCTTTGGTGCGGTTGAGTTCAATGTCCCTCTTGATGGTATCAGGCAGGGCCTCGTTGTCGTTGTAGGTTAGGATTATCAGTTCTGCGTCCTGTTCGGGCAGGACCTCGGTATGCGCCCAGAACTCATGCGTCGGGTTGAAGTCGATGTAGATGGCCTCGCTGGTACGGATTGCCAACTGGTAGTAGGACTCGAAGTCGATGTTGTTCGCCTCGTTGATGTAAACGACCTGCCTCCTTGCCCCTCGGAGCCTTGCCTCGGAATCAGCCGAAAAGAACTCGATGATTGAACCGTTGGCAAAGTGATAGGTCAGCAGGGTCTTGTTCCATCGGTCTGCGATCCATCGGCCCGTCCATTGCATGACCTTGGCGAAGTCTTTGATTGCTCCCCTCCGTAGGTGGGGGATGGATTCGGAAACTACCGATATCTCGGTCTTGTTCTTGGCTGCGATGTCGATGAGGACCGCAAGGATGGCAAGGGTCTTGCCCGCACTTGTTCCGCCTTGGATGACCTTCTTCCGGGCCGTCATCCGACGGATTCGGCTGATGGCGGTCGTGTACTTAAAGTCCATCCCCAAACAGGGGTTGCTCGATGTGGACCGTGTTCTCCTGCTTGTCAACCAAGCCAAGCAGACGAGAGGCGATGTTGGCCGA